GCAACGGCCTTGGAGACCTCACCTACCTGTGAATAAACCTTTGTGACTGCATCTGCGAGAGCCTTGATCTCAAGGATCTGAGTGGAGATGTCTGCTACTGCTGTTGTGAGTGCTTCGATCTTCATCTCTACCGTTTCGATTTCCTCTGCGGTTGCCTCTTCTGTTGCTTCCTCTACAACTTCCTTGGCTTCCTCTACGGCCTCTTCTGCTTCTGCCTTCAC